TTTCGAACTAATCACTAGACAAGAATACAAAGCCTATCAAGGCATCACTAGCACAAATCACGACGTCGAAATTGATTCACTAATTGCCAAGTGCAGTGAGTTTGTTAAAACTTATTGCCGCAGACGTTTTATTGACTACTACGACGAAGCTAAAACCGAATACTTTAATGGCGATGTGCCCAAATTTATACTAGCTGAAACGCCTGTTGTACAGGTATTGGGTGTTGACTACAGCGCAGATTACGGTCAAACTTGGACCGCGTTGACTGAGTACTCAAGCTGGATCCTACACGAAGATTCGATCGCTTGCATTCCTGTTGGCGACTGGCAACCACAGTTGCGTGGATATCGCGTGCAATATACAGCTGGATATGAAGTGGTACCACCCGACTTAAAACTGGCGGTTATGGACTTGGTTACCTACTATCGCCGCAACGATAGTGCTGTACATAGTGCAACAGCACCAGGCACAAATGGCAGTAAGGTAGAATACATTAATTCAAGCAGCTTACCAGCAAATATCCGCCGGGTGCTGGATCAGTATGTATCGGATTATTCATGAGTAGTCCTGGAGCGATTTCTAATGTATTAAATGAAATTAGTACTATCGCTCAACGTCAGGTATTAGATACTAATCCACACTTTATACCTATTAATTTAAAAGTACTAGACATTACCCTAAGTCGTATAATAGTACAAAAAGTAGAAGATGTATATGATGCTGATAGTATTCAGCAGGCAAAAGAAACTTTTGGTGACAATTGGGAAGCGGAATTAGCAAAAGATAAGGTAATATCGCTAAAAGAATTAAAGCAATCAATAGAAAACTATATAAAGTCAAAACATAAAAATAGGATTGAAATTTCTGGTAATAGCTTTACTGTTAATGGAAGTACTAATAATTCAGTTTTAAATAATTTACCAGCAGTTGTTTATAGTGATGGACAGATAGTTGGTGCACTATATGGTAGTTATAATAAAGCATACTCTGGATTATTTAAAGACTTCTTAAATAAAGAGATTTCAAAATTTATAGATAAAACTATTTATAAAGATACTAATTATAAAATAGGTTTTGACGTAGGCCACGTATTAGGTAGTTCAGATTTATTAAAGACACCTTTAGGCGAAAAATTAAAAAATATACTGAATATATTATCTTCTTTAACAGATGGTAATATGGAATTTCCAGGGGTTTCAAGCAGCTATATAGCTAATAATAAATCTGCTATAACTGATTTAAAAAGAAAAGTAGATAGTATTTTTGATAAATTAGCTACATCTAGTAGTTATGGGCCTAAAATAGAGGCTGAAATTAAAAAAGATTTTGGACTAAATAGATTATTAGTAAGTTTAAATGCTAACGTAGTTATTATACAAGATAGAAAAGAAAATCAAGGACTATATGCAAATCTTATAGAAGGTCCTTTAGGTCAAGAACTTATAAATCTATTAAAAGATGTAAACTTTTCTAATAATATAGTTCAGCAAGCGGTAGAAAATATTGCTCTAAATATTGCCGGTAAAAAGGTAAAAGTAAGTAAAGCAAAAGTTTCTATTAAAAAAACAGTAGCTAATAAAACCAAAAAATCTAAATTAGTAACAAAAGCAGAACAAAATCTATTAATTAAAAATCCTGAAAAATATAAATCTGCACCAACTACCTCAAATTTAACAGCACTACAAAACTTACTTAATGCCAGCTTAGTAGAACAAGTTAAAAAGAATATGGGTAACGGTACACGTCGTGACATACTTAACTTACAGACTGGCAGATTTGCAGAAAGCGTTGAAGTCACCAAACTCAGTGAGAGTCGTCAAGGAATGATAACAGCTTTCTATACTTATATGAAAAACCCTTACGCCACGTTTAGCGCAGGCGGCAGGCAAGAATACCCACGTAGCAGAGACCCTAAGCTGTTGATTGCTAAATCAATTCGCGAGATCGCTGCTCAACAAGTCGGCAACCGTTTAAGAAGCGTATTGGTATGAGCACCAAACGAACAAGTATCACACAAGCTTTAGCTGCTAAGTTTAATACTCTAGACGGCACAGCACCTTATACAACCAACTTATCAAATAATGCACACGCTAAGCTAAAATTCTGGGACGAAGTACAGGACTTTCCAGCCGTATTTGTCACACCCGGAAGCGAACAACGCGATTACTTACCAGGTGACTTTACTTGGGGGTATTTAAATGTGTGTGTAAAAGCTTATGTGCGTGGCGAAGAACCCCAACTGGAATTGGAACAGTTGCTGGAAGATTTGGAGCTGGTAGTGGATGCCAATCGCGTGCTGGAGTACAGCCCTGGCAAAACCACTACTGAAATCTTGGTTACTTCAATTACCACAGACGAAGGTTTACTAGCGCCGTATGGCGTTGGTGAAATAAATTTACAAGTGCGTTATGCACTTTAATGGAGCGTGTTAACAAACAGATAATGGTCTAGTTTACAACAAATACTCCATTAATCTTACAGCAAAGGAAAGATTATGGCATTAAATCTAATTCGTAACGCGAGAGCGTTTTTTACAACAAAAGTAAATGCAACAACTGGTGCTGTAGACGGAGCAGATCACACAGATAGCACTACATTTGAGCTGCAAGTTCTAGACGGTTTTAGTTTTTCACAAAATACTAATTCCGAGCAGATAACTATTAACGAAGCAGGTACTACACCTATTCGTGGTCAGCGCAGTTTTAACACCAGTTTAGCACCTGTGGACTTCTCCTTCTCTACATATATTCGCCCTTATCGTAGCACTAATGTAAAATGTGAAGAAAGTGTATTGTGGAACGCCTTAATGGGTTCTAAAGCAATTAACACTACCTTAACAGAAAGTGGTAGTTATTCAGGAGCTACTTATAGCGTAAGCTCAAATACTTTGACGTTTACAGGCTCAAGTCCCAGCTATGAGGGTGCAGCGGTAGGTGATCGTATTCTTATTAACGGAATCACTAGCTCTACAGCAGCAGATCAAAAAGCCGCAAATGGCACAGGTGTAGTAAGCGCCGTATCCCCACTGGCTGTTATAATGGATGTTCCTTATGGCAGCGATATCTCTACTGGATTAAACACTACTAACTTAACACTATACAGCAGTGCTTGGGGTGAGGGAGTCCAACAAAGTATTGCAGGGTTTCATGGCAGCAATACCAATCAGTTGCAAAAATTTGGTATGATTGTTATTGTTGATAGCGTTACTTATGTTATTGACAATTGCGCCTTAAACGAAGCCACAATTGATTTTGGGCTAGATGGTATTGCTACAGTACAGTGGACAGGTCAAGCAACAGCACTGCGTCAGTTGACCACAACTATGACTGCTAATTCTGGCAGTTTAAGTGGCGGTATTGCAGGTGGCTATACTCAAAAAGAAACCAATGCAAGTTTTATTACTAATAAGCTGAGCACATGTACTCTTAAAACAGTCAAAGCTCTTGGTAGCATCGCCGCAGGTACTCCTTATTACATTGCACTTACAGGCGGGTCAATCACAATTAGTAACAATATTACTTATATTACGCCTGCTATTTTGGGTACAGTTAATAAAGCGTTTACGTACTTTACTGGTACACGTAGTGTTACTGGTACATTAAATGCTTATTTAAATACCGGTACAGTAAGCGGATATAGCGGTGGTGGTACAGGTAACCTGTTAAAGGACATGTTGGCAGCTGCTTCAACAGTAACAGAGCCAATGTTTGCAAGTGAAATTGCAATTGGTGGTAGCGGTAACGCTTTACGGGTTGAGCTACAATTGCCAAGTATCAGTATTGGCGTTCCAAGTGTTAATACAGAACAGGTGGTAAGTACCGCTATTACATTTACAGCTAGTGGTAGTGATCAAACAGGCAGCGCATCTACAACTGCTTATGATTTAGAAAATACTAACGATTTAACTGTTCGTTACTACGCACCCGCCTGATAATTAAAAATAAAACACAAGGGCTACGGCCCTTGTGTTTCAACAAGGACAAACTAAGTGTCAAATCTTTCCTTAAAAACTTTATTAGTTCCCAGCAAAACTGTTCAAGTAGAATATCCTGGTATGCCTGGGTTTGTAGTAGATGTTTGCTTTTTAAGCCGTGAAACACTGCAAACAATTCGCAAAAAAGCAACAAAAACCAGTTTTAAAAATCGTCAGCCTATTGAAGAACTGAACGATGAGCTATTTTTAGAGCTGTATGTAAAAAGCAGTATCAAAGGCTGGAGTGGCTTAACCCTTAAATATCTAGAGCAGCTAGCTCCGGTGGATGTTGGCAGCGAAGATTTGGATACGGAACTAGAATACTCCGAAGAAAATGCGCTGTACTTAATGAAAGCTTCAAGTAACTTTGACGCTTTTATTAGCGAACAGGTAACAGACTTGGGAAACTTTTCCAAGAGCAAACCGAATTAATCTACAGTAAGTTAGAAAACTACATCAAAAACTCACAAGTTTCAATGACCAAGGATCAGTACTTTGAAATGTGCGAAGTTCTGGGCACTGAACCTTTGGAGTCCGAGATACCTGTAGATTTTACAGATTTTCCTGAGTTGGTACAACAAACGCTAAATTTATACAATTTATTGCTGGATCAATGGGATGGCATGAGTGGTATATTTTTTGGTAAACGATTAGAAGGTATATTTGACTTATTTAAGATATACGATTTAATTGATTACGAGCAGTTGTATGCTCTCAATATAATAAAATTTTTGGATTCGGTTCGCAATAAGATATACGCAGAACAGCGCGAACAACAAC